CTCCCGGATAAGCAGAGAAGATGTTGTCGGAGGTGTCGCCACGCATACACTTCTCAAAGAGTAACCATGTGGGGTCCGGTGCGCCTTTTGCTTCGCCAGTTTTCTTATCTTTAACAGGCTTGCCCTTTTCATCAAAGTATCCCTCATGTGTAGTTGTAACTTGCATTACACCATTATATTGCTTGACATTAGGTGCAATCAATTGTGCAAAATCGCCATCTGTTGAAATAATCACGTGGTTATCATTTGGATGACTTTGAATAAAGCCAGCAATAAGATCGTCTGCTTCTAATTGTGGGTGTTGTAGAACAGTACAGTTAGTCTTGTTTGTAATAAAGTCTTTGAACTGATCAAACGTTTCCCAAAACACACGATCTTCTTCTTGCTCTCTAGGACTTTGTGCGGCACGGGCGTCGCTACGTTGACGCTTGTAAGGAGCATAATAGTCTTTGCGCCACGAGCGACCTTCTAAACAGAACACAACATGGTGCCCGTTAAAGTCTTTCCATGCTTTACGGACACTACCTAGTACAGTATGAATACTCATACCAACCTTATCTTCAGTAGTTCCTCTAATAACGTGACGTGCTCTAAAAAATGTGTTTGCTGTGTCTACTAAAATATATGTCATTAACTGACCTCGGCTTGTCCATTACCTAAACTGTTTACATCAATATATCCAGAACCTCGTCTGTCCATATTAACACCTTCGTCTGCTCCGACATTACGACAAAGTTCGCTGAACCATTGGTCCACAATTTCTTCGTCTGTCTTGCCTTTATAGCCTGCACTCTTTAATTGTAACACAAAATACTCATTCCAGTCAAGTTCAAAGAACCCATTCTTAATGTTGTCTTTATTAACATGGGTGCTTAATACAGCCACCCACGGTTCTTTGTCGGCAGTAGCACGTTCTTTTGGACCTAGCACTGCTTTTTCAGCGGCTAGTTGAAACTCAGCGGCACTGGCAACTGCTTTTTGTTTAATGTCCTCGGCAATTCTTGCCTCTTCTTCTGCTTTGAGTTTTTCTTCTTCTAGTTTGCTAATACCAAAAAGACGTTTAATAAAATTGTTCATTATGTACCCCACTCATTTTTAAACAGTGGCACCTGTAAACGATCGCTATAACGAAGGCCGTGTTTCATAGCCGCTAGTGCAACTGTTTTATTATTTAATGCGTATACAGACTCCACACCGCCGACTGGCATCAAATAAACTGGACCTTGGAATCCAGCCGCTCTATATTCTTCTGTGGCTTTTAATGCGTCTTGGATATCTTCTTCTGTAGCCACTACAAACTTCAAATATACATAACCGTAGTTTTCGTAGTCAACAACAACTTTAGGTTTAATAGCATCTTTCCAAGGCTCGCCTGCCGCCGGAAGTTTAGCACTTACACTAAACGTAAATTCTGTATGCCCGCTACGCATTGACAAATATTCTTTGAACTTTTCTGTTAGACGCATTGTGCCATTTGTTTCAAATGTAATATCCTTACAATCTTTCATTAGGCCTGTTTCTAACAATTCTGGATATTGTTTTTGCCAACCTAACAACGGCTCACCGCCTGTAATAACAAGATGTTCTTCTCGCCATTGTTTAAACGGCAGTAGATCTATAATAGAATCTGCTAGTCCTTCAATCTCTACCATAGGGCTTAGATCTTTAAAAGCGGGATGCCAACTAGCATAACTATCACAACCAGTTGATACTAGCGGCAATCCCTTATACTCTGTAAATTCAATAGCACGTTCTGCTACTTTATCTGCTTCTGTGCTCAATGTACCACGCGGCATACCAAAACCTTGACAGGTAAAATTACAACCAAATGTACGTAAGAAAATAGAAGGAACACCCATAAAGCGTCCTTCACCTTGAACAGAATAAAACAATTCCGATACTTTAATTTTTGCCATTAGTTAGTTCCTGGATGAAATTTTGATAAAAACGCATCAATCAAACAATTAAATTCTTGTCCTGTTGCGGGGTTAGTATAGTATACCCATGTTCCGTCTTCTTTGTCAACTACACTGGTAACATTAAATTGAGTTGAATCGGCTGATGTCCAAGTGCTAGGAGCATCAATAATTTGTTTAGCCGGCATTGTCTTTCCTTTCTGCTAGATATGTTTCGTAATGGATCCATTTATTGTTCACAAGGAATCCCCATTCGCGTTTACGTGGTCCTACAAAGAATAATGTCCAAGGAGTAACGCTTGGATCTAATTCAATACGATGATATGTGCTCATCTTACCAAATCTGAATGTTCCCGGACCACGCCATTGTTTAACTTCGGTAACTTTTTCGCCTGCATCATTAAACACAGGAAGCCATTCCCAATAACCGCCTTTTAGAATAAGGCTGGCATAATTCCAAGGATGATCATGTACATCGTCTGGATCTGATTTTAAGAACTTATGTAGGAAAACATTGTACGGAAAGTTTACACGTTCTTTAAACAATACATAGTATCGTTCTAGATACGGCTCGTGTTCAGCACGATCCATAATAATACGCTTACGGCCATTGCGTTCAAGCCAATTAAGAAACCAGTTCATCGAGGTGCAAACTCCTGTTGTAGTTTAATGTTGTCAAAGAATTCTTTCTTTGTATGAGGGTCATCTTTAAATGAACCTTTTAATACTGTAGTTTGTGTAAGACTACTATGTGCCATAATGCCTCGATTTTCACAACATCCGTGTACCGCTTGCACGTACACTGCTACGTTTTCTGACTCAGTTGCTTTGCTAATCTCGCGAGCAATGTCATTACATAGTTCTTCTTGTAATGTACCGCGACGAGCACACCACTGAGCAATACGAGTATACTTACTAAGACCAATGAGTTTGTTGGCTGCAATGATACCGATATAAGCAACGCCAGATACAGGCTGGTGATGATGGCTACACATACTTCGTAGCTCACTTCTAACCACAAGCATACCTTCGTATCGGTCTGCTGAATCATTTGGGAAAGCGGTTGCGTCTGGTGCTGTTTCATATCTTCCTGCCATAATTTCGTTAAAGTACATTTTAGCAAGACGTCTTGCTGTGCCTTTACTGTTCGGGTCATTTTCTCTGTCAATAAGTAAACGATCAAGCACTAGTTCAAATGCTTCTTCGGCTTCGTCGATCAGTTGCTCTATGTTATGGTCGTTAACGTATTCACTAATGTTATCTCCTGCCCAAAAGCGTTTGTTATCGCGTTTCATCTTTGCACGAAGATAGTTGCCTAGATACTTTTCTTCTTGATAACCACCATCGCCTGCCATTGCGTCTAGGCCTGTTTCTTGTTTCAAAGGTACATAGTTATCTGGTTTAAATTCTGCTGGGGGTTTGAGTGCAGTCTCTGGAATAAATTTGGTTGTCAATTATAATTCTCCGATGTTAAGGCAGTGGATTGCCAATTGTTAATAATACACTTTATTTAGGTTCCTGTCAACCTCAGTAAAGTATTTTTCTTTACCGCGGCATCAATTAAATTCATATTTAGGTTTAGACTTTGGGCATATTTTAATAATGCCGCAGTATCTTTAGGAAAACACATTCCGCCAAACCCAAATGCTCCGTCTGGCCCTGGAACTTGCATATGACTATTGCCAATTCGATTGTCTGCTGTAATCATACGAGCAATCTTTTCATAATCTAAATTTGCGGCTGTTGATAGTTTATATAACTCATTCATAAACACAACCTTAGTTGCCAAGAAAGAATTGATAGCATACTTGGCCATTGCGGCTTCGCCAATAGTACAATAGTAAACATTGGCTAACTCAGTTTGAGACAATCTAATAATGCGTTCTGCTTCGTGCTTATGTGCGGAAACTCTGCCACCTATAAATGCAAAGGTGCCATTAGCATAATCTGCAACAGCATTAGACGCAGTTAAAAACTCCGGTGCATGAATTAAATTAGGATATTGTTGGTTAAGTCGTTCGTAAACTTCCGGCGGAGCAGTACATTTACTAATAACAGTATTTTGATAGTTAATAGCATTTAGTTTAGACAGTACATCTTCTAAAATGCTTGTATCGCAACTGCCGTCATCACCTTGTGGGCTAGGCACACATATAAAAACTCCATCGCAATCTAACAAGTTTTGATATGTGTTATTATAGCCTTTTTGCGGATCTACTAACACCAACCTTGCATCGGCACTAAATTCAAATGCTTCTTTAATAGCATTACCTACAAATCCTAATCCAATAATTCCGATTTTCATTTTATATTTTTTAATAGTTTATCAGCAGAGAAGAAATATTTAGATAAATCATCTGTTTGCTTTTTAATCATTGGCAATCGAGTTTCGTAATTTGTCATGTGATCTATGATAGCCTTACATAGATAAGGTCTATTAGCCTCGTAAGATTGCCAGTTTTCAGTCCATTCGCTAGGATACTTAAATGTATCATAATACATTTCACCGTAGCTCAATCGATAAGGAACCATAGGAATAGCATCTACTATAGCACCTTCGTAA